TACTTCTTCACCACATTCACAATGCTCGTTTTTTTATCTAGATTTGGGTTACTGGTTGCGTTTGGTTTGTAGTGACTCTGATGATATTTCCACATTGCATCGGATCCAATCCTGAACCCTTTTCTTATCGGAGCCTTGTAATAAAAAACACAATCCTCCAATTTATTTGATCTGCTCGTGTTGTCAAGAACGAGACACTCAAAATTTTCTGTACACGCAGACATCACCTTATTAAAGAGATCAAAAGATGGAAAGACTCCAAAGAAAGCCTTGTAAAGTCTCTCCCTGTTTTGAATTACATTCTCACGCAAGACAAATACATAATCAACATTCGCCCTGAGATCGGGACTCAGATCCATACAATACTGCATAGTCATCAAAAAAAAGATTTTCCAGTGACGCCCATTCATAAAACATTGTCTGATGCATGTATCCTTCATAAACGATTTATTGTACATGCAATCGTCCAAAAGTATAAATGCTGGATCCATTTTATTGAGTGCCACAAGTTTCTTTTGTCTCGCGATAACCTTTTCAATTGTATCTTTTGAATAATCCCCATAAATGAATAAATCTGGAATAAATTGTTTATAATAATGATTCCCCTCTTCGGTTGCTGACATCACCACACCAACCGGTATATTCCTTTTGTGATACAGAAGATCAGTAACCAGGGTGGATTTACCGGTTCCACGTTTTCCAATCACCACACACACCTTGTCGTTCCCAATCTTTGAAGGATCAAACTTTCTCAACTGAATAGTACTCATCTATTAATTTGCGAGTTTTTAATAATAGAATAAAAACTCACATAGTATCAGGATGAGCGACGGGGTCTACGGAGCTGTCACCGGGATGCATGATGCATTTTTATCCGGGGATCCATCATTCACTTATTTCAATAATCAATTTAATCTCGAGTCCCAAAACCTCGTAAAGACATATGTGGTTCCATTTGATACCGTTGACTATCGAATTGCGACAATTCCATACTTTGGAGACTTTATAGGTGATGTGACGATTCGAATGAAATTACCGGGACTCGCCACCCCAAATGACAACTTTTGGACCTTTACAAATCCACCAGCTGGTAACATGTATGTGTATTCATCCACAAAGAGTCTCGATCCGATTCTGACCGTGACTCCACAAAACATAAATGTAAATCAGATGAAACTATTCAACGCCTTGGTTCCAAATATATCGGTCGTTGGATCTGGGCCAAACTTTTCATTGATCGTGGACACCAACAACACCTTGACGGCATACGGGAGTGTTCAACTGAATGCGGTTTCCAACTCATTCACAACCAAAAAGATTTCATGTGGAGTTTCTCATGCTGCTTTTCTTGATGTGACTGGAAACGTCTACACCTTTGGTGACAACTCAAAGGGTCAACTTGGAAATGGTGGCGCTCCTGTGACTGGAACGCCCGTAGCGGTTGCAACCGGTGTTGTGGATATAGAATGTTGCAATTATTCAACTATATACCGAGACGCAACCGGAAATGTATACGCCACTGGAACCAATTCGGTTGGAGAATTGGGGTCGGCTCTCCCACCTGGTTCCTTTAAGCTCTCTTTTACACAGATTGCAACCGAACTCCCAAATGGGGCATTCATTGACAGTATAAAGGCTGGTCCCGATTTCTTATACCTGGTTGATAACAAGAACAGTAAAGTATATTCATCTGGACAAAACAACGTTGGACAACTTGGAAGAGTCGGCACCACAACTGCATTTGGTCAATGTACATTCAAAACATCTGGATTCAATTATCCGATATGTGACTTGGAGATTGGGTACAATTTTGCGTGCTTCACTTCTCTGAGTTCAAACGTCACCACCCTTTTGAATAGCACCATATCATTTCCGAGTTCAATATGTTTATCAACCACCTACCTTTATGTTGTGAGTGGATCAGCCGCTATATACCGAATCAATCTGAGCACCAACGCAGTAAATTTATACGTCTATGGACTTTCGAGTCCAAAAAGTCTTGTGAATAACGGAAACACACTGTACTTTTCAGACAACACGGGAATCAAGACTATAACAACCGCCGTCAGTAATGTGGTGACAGGGTCCTACAACACACTTGCAATCGACACAACCAATAATCTCTTGTACGCAACCAGTTCATCCGCTGGAACCATATCCAAAATCAATCTGAGTTCGAATGTGGTGAGTGTGATTTCCAGTAATTATGTAAATCCACAGGGGCTCGCCTTTGACTCCACGCACAATTATCTATACATAGGTTCATATAACCTCGTGACCCAACTGAATCTAAACACAGGGGCTTCGATGACAATCACAACCAGTTTTGTGTACCCGTACACCTTGGCAATGTCTCCTAAAAACTTTTTATACGTCGGTGCGAGTAACGTCATATCAAAGGTGGATCTGAGTGATTTGAATTATAGAACCAATAAACTCGTCACGCTCACCAACCTGAGTACCATCATAGTAAATTCTAACGACACTCTTTACACAACGAGTTCGAATGTATCCACTTACACGGTGAGTAACTCTTTATGGATTGCAGGGAACAATAATATCGTGTTTCTTCAAAACACAAATCGAGACAGCAACGTGTGTTCGGTTGTTACCAATGTTGATTCGATATACACCAATCGATATTCAAACACATTGTGTTATGTAACCAGATTTTTGGATCCGATTACCGGGCTCAACACCAATCTGAGTTTTTTAAGTGACGTTGGGGTCAATATAACAAATCGAGTGGCACTCGGAAACATTCAGAGTAATATTTTTGTAAACAACACCATCTCTCCCCAACCGAATGAAATGCCAATCATTTCAATAGGCAACTTTTTTCTATGTGGTAATTTGTTCTTTGGAGACTCCACCAATGGATCTATAGGGTCAATCGGATACAAGACTCAGACTCTCATGGCACTTCCATCCTTTTTGAATGATAGCTTCAATTTCTCCTTCCCTTTTGAAACATCCCAAGAGTCTCTTTCACCAAGCTCATATGTTTCTTTACTCTTTGATTCGATCCAAGTTGCCAACTTTTTTGGGTACGATTACAAGGATCTCACAAAAATATCAACCAACTCGTACATCCTCTCACAATCCTCACCTCTTTATAATGTCAATCAATTTTTGAGCCCACAGACTCTCCGAGAATCTGGGTTTATCCAGGGATTAAATTACATCGCCACGAGTAACATTTATCCCGCATATGAAAGTATAGTAAATTCAGTGAGTCTATATATAGGAAAACAACTCGTTCAAACCATCCCGGTTGAGTTTTTGGAATTCAAAAAGGAAATTGCCACCTCGTATAAAAATAGACCCATATTCAACCTCATTGAAGGGGATGGAACCAACCAGGTTCCTTTTGATAGATATTATTACATTCAAACCGACATTTTAAAAAATATACCAATCGGTGCAATTACAAATCAAGATGTTCAGATATATTTGGATTATAATCAGGTGACGGGTATAGATATGGATCTCGTAATCACATATATAAAATTTGACTCGACACCTTCACCGAACAGTGAATACACTATAGTTGTTCCATCCGTAACATCAGGTGGGACACCAAAGGGACCATGTACCAAGGTATTTACATCCAATACTTTCACATCATTGAAACTCAATGGTGAAAACATGTTTGATTCCAATTCATCCAACATCATGCCCTATGAAAATTTTGTGAATATTCCTTTGAGAGGCCAAAGTGTACTCTTCCGTAATCCCATCAACATGAGTAGGATACGAGATGTGAGTGTGAATGCACCAAGTTCAAACGTATACTTTGAAACTCTAAACATCTTGAAAGTGAAAAATGGGTTGGCGGGGATGTTATTTTCTTGATAGAATTTAATGAGTCTCATGAAGAGAATGTGTACACAAACATTACCCATTGAATTTCCAAAAAATTTCTACACAAATTCAGGTGACTACACCATACACATTCCAAGGTTGGGGGACATGATTACGAGCATTCGAATATGTGGAAATTTTGGAAACAACACACTCGGTGAGGCGATAATCAACCAAGTGGATTTCATTTCAAATTCAACTGTATTGGAGTCTCTCAAAGGAGAATTTATTAAACTTGACAATGAGATGAACATGCCCCTTGAAAAGCTCGCCACTTCAAATTCACTTGTCAATGGTTCTTTTGTGACTATCCAGATTCCATTTTATATAATCAAAAAGGGATTTTTCATGGTGAATGAACCCGATGTGAGAATATCTTTCAACTCAAATGGAAGTCCAGTGCTCATCAAGGGTCATCTTTTGGTGGATTATGTGCTCATAGAGGATCCACCTGGGGATACGTTTTTTCAAAGGGTTCGAGATGTTCAAGACGTATATACAGTTTCTACAGGAAGCTGTACCGATGTAAAGATGAACACCACATTCACTGGACCGGTTTATCAGTTGTATTTTACTGTTCAAAATCTAAATACCGGTACGTATATTCAAAATATCAAAAACATTGCAATGTATGTGGGGAGTACGTTTGAAAGATTCAATCTTCCGGGCAGTTACTTGAGATATGCAGAACCTTTAAAGAGATACAAAGGTATTCCGAGTGACCCAATTTATCTTTACACATTTGCCGTTGACCCATCCGATATTCATAGCGCAAGTGGTCAAATGAATTTTTCAAGAATCAATTCTCAACGTTTTGAAATTTCCTTGTACCCCATAGTGGATCCGATAAAAATCACCATCTGGGCTCAAACGCACAACTTTGTGTATTTCAACAAATCCAACTGCGCTCCCGTTTTTTACAACAATGAATACATTGCAGATAGCAGTGTCACCACCATCTCTGCATTGCCCACCCTCCCTGTGTACCTGAATCAAAATTACATCAATTCATCCTATTATCTAAATTTCTTGTCCCCCTTGCCCATAACAAGCAATGTAAATCTATCCAACACATACATCACCGACGACATTTCGGCTCAAAATGTATTGTTCAGTTCACCTGGATACTCGAATATAGCATGTAATTATTATACGGCTCGTGTATTTCCAATCAATATACAGTTTCCAGGGTCAAATGTCGCATCGGTTGCAGTTGATCCACAAACCAACAACATAGTTATGCTTCTGAGCAATGCATGTGTATATCATCAAAGATTTGGATACATCCCGATTGCAACCAACTCAATAGCATGGGACCTTAAATTTGACGTCAATGCCAATATGATTATATCATACACCGATCAGACACCATATGGGTACGTGGTTTCCTTACCGAGAAGTCCTCCTTTTGGAACACCAACCATATTGGCACAAAAACTGATTAGCAATTATAACATTGCTTTGTTTACAGATATCGCCAATGTATATTGCAGTTACTTTAATGCCACCACGGAATCTTATAATTTTTTAAACATAACATCCGGGGTGTCACTCAGTGTGTTTTCAAACAACATCTCCTCATCTCTGAGGGCTTTTCAATTTTGCAACTCTTCAAACTACGTTTCATTCTTGGACCCGGTGTTGAGCAATACATTTGTTTTCAACTTTTCTTCAAACACAGTAACCAGCAACGTTCTTTATTATGATGGATCTTTTTCAACCAGTGCAAACTCAAGTAGCATCTACATAAATGGAGTTCCTATAGTTCCGAGTGTGGCTCCATACTATTTTAATTTCAATTTACCAAATTACACGTGGGCCACAGATTCCTTTGAAAATATATGGGTTTACAACGGAATCAATGGTGTGTACAAAATATCAGTGACTCAAACGTTATTGAACAATTTAAATAATCTTCAATTGTACTATTATTGTGGTTCCAAAACATCCGGATCCATCTATTACACCGATTATATTCATTTTAGCCCCAATAATTCGGTGACTCTGACCAAGATTTATGAAAACCCGGTGTCACACTACTTGATCATGTGCGGGTACACTTCAAGTGTGTCGACAACCGTTACGGATACAAATCAGGTGAACTTTACCGTCCCACCGAATACCAATTTTATATTCACATGTGATTCGACTGGGAAGGTTTCATCCACGTGGAAAACATCTGCAAACGATCTGGTCAAGTACACAAATTTGATCAACACATATTACAATTCAAATGTATTTACACCTGCTCTCCCTTTGACTCGGTTTCCACCCATCCAATTGAGCAATGTATATGGACCGTCAAACACATCAAGTGCATACGTGGTGTCCAACAAAGTTTTTGGAAATGCGACGTATACTCTCGGTGCATCCAGTAATATTCAATCACTCACCAATGCATTTAAAGGATTTAATGGCCCACCAGCCTGGATCTCAACCGGTGGTGTAACCTCATACATCACAATTGAAATGTCTGGGACAACCAATTTTGTCTCAAATGTATACATAAGTGACAATAATATAGGAGGGCAATACACCATTCAGGCTTCGAATACATACAGTTATACCACGTTGGCAAGCAGCGTTCCTCTTGTGAATAATCTGATAAGTTTCAAAACGGTATGTTATTCCAATTGGAAAATTACAGTCAATATACTCGATCCTGTAAATACAGTGTGGTCGGTGTACGATGTGGCGCTCATAAGCGGAACTCCTCAAAATTCTCTTCAATACGGAACCGCCCCCATCACATCGGTGACTGGAGTTGGGAGTCAAGGAATCATCGTAATCAATTGGACATATACGTTGTACAATTTTACCGATCCACTCCTTGTTTATTATACTCTGAGCACGACACCCAACTGGATTTTGGCTGTAACCACCACATGTGGTGCACAGACTGCAACCATCACAGGATTACCATTTGGGACGTATAATGTGGCTGTTGCGGTTCCAGCCACGTCGACATTGGCATCGTACAATATACCCTTTAACATATTTACATCCGGTGTGTACCTCACACCAGCCACGGTCACTCTCGGGACTCTCACGAGTTCTCAGGGATCGATAGTGGTTCCGTGGACGTATGCAAGTTATGTATCCACTGATATTCTTCAAATTTGGTATTACACCACAGCTTGGTTTTTGGCGGTGACAACAACATGTGGATCGAGTCCGGTTACAATCTCAGTGCCTCAATTCACCGGAACGTACCGTGTCGCTCTCGTGGTTCCATACGGGGGTCTCAATGGAACTTTCAACATCAACAAAACCATTTACAGTACGATTCAAGTGCCCGAAGTCATCATAAGTTCCTTGGTTCCAACCGATCTGACAATCAATTGTTACTGGGTCTATACTGCATATTCAAGTTCCGAGCCTCTCAATTTCTACTATTCTTTGGATGGGGGTTCGTCGTGGAATCCAGGGACAACAACCACATGTGGTGCAACTCAACCGATGACCATTTCAGGTTTATCAACACTCGGCACCTACCTGGTTTCCGGAGTCATTCCGGGAGGTGGTTCAATCGGGCCCTACAACACCAGCAACACATTTTATGCAAGCACCACAAGCCCTTCAGAATTGATCACTTCTCTTTCAACCACTTCAAGTAATGTCACTCTCAGTTGGAATTCAAATGTATACTCGTCAACGGAACCTCTTTATGTGTACTATTCAAACAATGCTGGAACTTCATGGGGATTCGGTGGGTACACAACATGCGGATCTTCTCCAACCACAATCACAAACATATCTGGAACTCTGACAAGTTCCTCGATTCTCGTATCTCTTGTGGTTCCAGGTGGTGGAATCAACGGACCTTTCAATACGAGCAATTCGATAAGCACACAGGGAACTCTCGCTGCTGTATTCATATCTTCGGCTGCTCTCACTTCAAACAGCATCAATATTTCTTGGAACTACACCGGGTACTCGAGCACTGACCCACTCACAATTTATACAGGATCTACATTGTACGCCACCACCACACTGTCTACAGCAAGTTCAAATATTCAAAACTTGGCACTTGGATCCTCATACAATGTGGCACTCACTGTTCCATCTGGAACAACCCAGGGTCCCTATAACAGTACACAGGGTTTCTACATCACATATCAACTTCCATATATAAAACCATCATACTTTGGGTCTCCAAATGGATCCTTGGCTATCAATTGGACATATTATGGGTACGTGAGTGGGGACACGGTTAAGATTTACCATTCAAGTAGCAGCAGTGGACCATGGGTTCTCGGAGCAACAACAACGTGTGGGGCAAACACGAGTACATTCGGTGTAACTGGGTACTCCTTAAAGCAAGTGGTTTACATGGCACTTGTGATTTCATCCACCAGCACGACATATGGAACGTATAATCTAAATTTGACAAAAACATCAACGTGTAAATATGGATTCTTGTATGATGTCAACATCACATCGACGTATAGTTTCATCTTCAGTACACTGGGAACGAAGGGTGCCATTGGGCCACTCTCTTCTTCTCTCTACTCTTCGTACAACGATCCAAATTATGGTGGAATTCAACTGTTACCCGGTGTGACGACACCATATGTATTGACACTCAACTATGGCATGCAATATTACACAGTTCCATGTGATTGTACACTCTTGGTAACCATGGTTGGAGCTGGACCGGGGACGCAGTTGACATTCACGGGGCATTTTTCACAGGGTCAAGTATTGGCGGTGGCGGTTGGTCAAGCCGGAAGTCAACTCTTGTATTGTGGAACCTCTGGATCTGGTGGAACATTCATAGCCAATGTTACGGCAATCAACACACTCTCAAATGTACTAACCAACCCAACATTCTTGGCCGCAGCCGGTGGTGTTGGGGGTCCTGGATCCGGATTCAACACCAACACAAATCCAGGGGGTGTACCGGTGAGCAATGGTCTCGATGGTCTTCCCGGTGCGCCTTACAACGCAGGTTCGGGGGGTACAGGAGGTTCCGGGGGAAGTGTTCCCACCAATGGGTTCAGGGCTGCCGATAGTGGAGCTGGATATTCTGGAAATGGTGGAACCATACCAACTGCACCACAGGCTTTTATCAATGGAGCATTTGGTGGATACTACACTGCAACCAATGATCCATACTTTTCATCGGTTATATTCTTGATGCAAGCTGATTATGGAGTGACTGATCTCAGTACTCTGGGTGCATCTTTAACCAATCAGAATGTGAGTGTGTCTACAACCCAAAGCATATTCAACGGAACATCCTTCTATTTCAATGGTAATTCGAGTGTTTATACACCAACCAATTCATCGTATGATATAGGAGCACAGACATTCACCTTGGAAATGTGGGTCAGAATCGAGAGTGGAACATTTGCACTTGCCGGTAACGGAAACATGGGAACTGTTGGTATCAATGGATGGGGCACCGGAGCACTTTTACAGACGTGGTCTCACGTGGCGTATGTGAGGAGTGGAACCACGGTCAACATCTTTATAAATGGAATTTTAGATACGACAATAACCACCACCACCGACCCGATAACAACAGCTCCGATAAATTATCTCATTTTTGGAGCGGATAGCAAGACGAGTAATCTGAGACCATCTTTCCAGGGGTACATGGATCAAATCAGAATGACGGTGGGTGTAGCCAGATACACAACCAATTTTACAGTTCCTTCAGGTCCATTCCTTGTAAAGGAGTCTCCAGGTGGATTTGGCGGTGGAGGTTCATCGGTGAGTCTCGGGACCAATTATGTTGGAGGTGGAGGTGGTGGATACAGTGGTGGTGGATGTGGTGGGTATCCCAGTTATGGTGGTGGAGGTTTGGGGGGGACATTGGCCAATCCGGGTCTGAATAACATTGCATATTCTGCAACCGCACCGGCAACGTCAGATGGATATCTAAAGATTACATTGATTTCAATAGGATAATGGAGGAGGCGGCTATCGATATTTTACAACCGGTTCTTGAAAGTGCAGTGTATCTTGCCGGTCATTACTGTAAAGCGTGTGGTCGTAATACAATCACATCAACCGATATACAATATGGGATGAGATATGCAGCCCGAAATGTCTTGGGAACCAGAACTGGTACTCTCTTTCCGGAGGACGAGGACGAGGACGAGGACTCAGAGTCGGACATAGAAGTTGTAGATGATGAAGATGAACCGTTTATTCGATACTCAGGAACGGACAAGACATTCATAGAGATGAATGAATGTTTTGACACGTGGGATGAGTGGGATCCAGATAGCCCCGTTGGAGTCTTACTAAAAAAAGCAATAGATATCAATGGAGGGATACACGATAACAAAGCCTGAGTACTATATAATAAATGAAGACGAGGAGGAGGACAATGACCACAATGTAGAGGGACACAGTTTAAAAGAGTACAAAGAGTTGGAGGAGGAGTCATTTCTTGACTAGACTCTTCAACTTGGATAAAAGTTTGGGTTTAATCTTTTCAGAAAAGGATAATTGATTCACTGTATCGAGATCATATGAATCGAGTGAAATTGGCAACTCGGTTTGAGAATTTATGTACCCAACTATGAGTCCGATACAGTCTCTATTTAGTTTAAGTCTTTTGAGTCGATTGGATTTCATACAAGCATTGGAGTACTTTGTCCACATACTCCCTGGTCTCAGATCTCGCGGAGTCTGAGTTCCCCCCTTTAATAAACATGCAGGTATGAGACACGCAGAGACGTTGAAAAATTGTATGAGATCCCATGACATGTCTTTATAAACCACACAATCAATCATATCAGCATCTGAAAATGAATGTGAAACGAGGCTAAGAGTCTCACAATTGGATGTGTAATCGATACAATTTTCATGCATGAGACCAAATGTGTGACCGTGTTCAATCATAACTCTACTTATCAACGATTCTCCAATCGGTTCTTGAGTTTTTAGCAAGCTGCTTACATACATTTTAGGGGATGAAAGATCATCTCTGAGACTTTTAAAGTTGAGTACGTCAATCTTCACAGCACTCAAGTTCCCATCATATTCTTTAATTTTTTTAGTAGCATCATCCACTGATATACCAAGAGACTCTGCAAATTCCTTGACATCAACCCCTTTAAATTCATAGTAATCATCAAATTTAATCGACGTCACCTTTGAATTTGAAATTATGTAAAAAGCTACAGGAAACGATCCAGATATTTCTTTGGTTCCGGTTAAATTTTCAACACTCTCAAAGTCATCCAGGACCAAAGGTAATTTGGAATACCGCATTCGGTCCATGAAATCAAGCGTCTTTTCTCGTGACTTTAATATGTCGTGTTCGAATTTAACGTGTTTTACATTCTTTTCAAAAAAAGTGCTCTTTCCAGAATTTTTCAAGCCCCAAAAATTTATAAGACCTTTAGTAGGAAATGGCATGCGACGATGATACTTCTATTACTAAACAAGTCTTAAATCTCATATTTGAGACGAACGAATTGAAATTGGTCATAGGTACCTGGACTGGAATCTTACTCTTGATTCTCATTCTAACAATTTATACATCCATCAAGGTGAGCTTCAAATAAGATTCTTACTCTTCATCTTGGGTTGATACGAACGAGCCATGTCGCTATACTTTGACTTGAAAAGAAATTGTCTATTCACCTTCATTTTATAATATAAAGATATTTTTATTATAATAGACAATGAGTCACATATTTGGAACACTAGAAGGTGTGAAGATTGAAACGGTTGAAAATCTTACCGAAAAGATGAATTTGATTGTTGAAAAGTTAAAATTGACTGAAGTATCTCGATGCTTCCATCAATTTGAACCATTCGGTACCACTGGAGTAATTCTACTCGCAGAATCTCATTTTTCGGTACATACATATCCCGAACATGAAAAGTTGTATTTTGATTTATTCTGTTGTAATATCGATTTCAGGGAAAAGACTTCACTTGCAGCGAGTGAGATTTTCACCACATTCAAAGCAACAAAAATATCCTGGGAATGTAAAGATCGGTAGTGTACTTTACAGGAAAGGTGTATTTGATTCGCTGATTTACAGAGTCGTAATGAGCTTCATAATTACCGGTGCGTTTTCCACGACCCCATTTCATGTACCGACCCTTTTCAACTTTGCGATAAATGTCGAACCATCCTCGATGACTCGCCAAAATTGAATTGAGCTTATTGTTTATATTAGAGCCACACCCACGGAAAAGGATAACATCCTCCTCTATCGATGTCGAATCATCAATCACCAAGTTTGTATTTTTGATTCCATTCAAATCAAAATTGTGCACCCCACAAAGTTCATTCAATTCATTCAAGGATAGAACCTTCTGCTTGGGAAAGAGAAGAGACAAGATGAATACGAATGGTAAAAGTCCACTGAATCCGTACATTCTTTCTTTTTACGTGATTCAAAGTTTTAATTGCTATTGAAACGAAACGTCTTTGGTTTCATAACCAGATTACTGTTGAGTATACCGATTATTCGTGCAAGCTTTTCATCAACGACACCAATGTAATTTAAAGCTCTCTTGACATTTTCAGGTGATACATTCTTTGCAGAATTTACCAGATTATTTCTTGCATTGATAGCCTGGTTCACTCTCCCATTCGCTGCATTGTTTATGGCTGCATTGCCGTATCGGCGCATGTTACTATTTGGTGGACCGTTCATTTATTACTTGACAAGAAAACAAATTCACCTTTGAGTGAGATTATCAAAGAGTGAAACTCCACCATATACTTCGGCGGCTACTGGAGAATTTGTTATTGCGTACACAAGAGAAGCTCCCAATAAAGGAAGTATTATTCCAAATACTATAAGAAATATTGCCATAGTGGAATCTGATAAAGTCTGAGCCACATTTACATTATTTGTGTCAGGATTACAATTGTATAGAGTTACAGTATCACCAATAGTCATTGATGTTGTAAATTGGAATCGATATACAATTGAATTTATAGTCACGTTATATGTATTTGCCGAAGGTGGAGACGATACACTCGATGTGATGACTCCAGTTGTTTTACAACTCTTCTTTTGGGTAAGAGATATACCTATTATAAACATGATAATTCCAGCTATAAGACTGGAAACGGATGCACTCCATCCTCGAATTTTACCATATCCACCAAGAGCTGCATCCATTATTACTTGTCAAAGAAAACAATTCCGGTTCCTGAATAGTGTCCAATCCGAGATAGATCAATTTTGGTGTACTGTATTTCATCCCAAAAGGATTGCATCTCCGGGTTCAAATGAATATCATCGAGCATGAGGATACCCTTGAAACCAACTTCAGCGAGCTTCTTGATCATCTCACGTTCTTGAACTCCATCATGTGGATCCACGTCTATAAACATGAATGGAATATCCTTGAATTCATCGAGGACATCCATCCCGTTACAGAGCCTAAAATCAATCGTCTCTTTGAGCTCAGGAATGATGACATCCACCAAATCAACCGTGGTCAGTTTGATTGTAGGGTTTCCAATCTTGAGTGCAGCGGCTGACTCACCGGTGCGAGTTCCAATCTCAAGGACTCGTGTTCCATCTGGAAGCATGCTGGAGATGTAAGCCAGCAAGTGATAATGTTGGTACCCAGGTGGCTGCATAAACAGTTGTCCATCAGGTGTGTGTTTCACAACATCGTGGATTCCAGCAATGACATCAAGACGCTGTGACAATTTGGTTCCATCAATCTCAAACCAACTATAATCCATTTTTAAAACAACAATGCTCACCTTTATCTGAAAAAATGTGGAAACTTTGCACGCATTGCATTGTTTAGTGCCCTTCTTCTCTTTTCGAGTATTTCCATAACTTTCTTGTACATGTTTGGGTTGTTTTTAACAAGTGAAATCAATTTTGTTCGTGTCATTTTATTCATATTTTTACGAACCAAGTACCCTCTAGAAGCCGCCTGAATTTTTGTAACCGCGCGTCGTCTGGCGGCAGATCTGGTTGTTTTAGATGGACTGTATTTTTTATAACCGGTGGTTCTACTGGAAGTGCTTATCATTTACTAAGAGGTGAGAATATTAATCGTCTGTGTCTGATGAAACCCGTTGAAGGAGGTGGATGCAGCGCACGTGTATGCTCCAAAATTTTCAACATAGCACCACTCACCCACTGTCAATTCCGGAAGTTCAATATTGTCTGCAATCTTATCGATTGAATCACATGTCGGTCCAAAGATTGTCGACTTGTATCTTTGTCCATCCCTCTCATTGAACGGACAGATGACAGGAGTCACATGGTCAAAAAAGATGCAATTGAATGACCCGTATATTCCATCGTTGAGATAGTAAACAAATTCTGAATCCTTCACCTTCTTTCCAATCACATTGAGTACGAGAGTGTGACTACTCGAGACAAAGAAACGCCCGGGTTCAGCGATAACCTTGATTCCCTCAAATCCAACCAATGCATCTTTGATGACACTTGCAATCTCTTCAAAGTTGGAGGTGTCCTCGAATCCACCACCTATATCCAACGTATCCATAGCAAGCTTAAGACGAGCCCCAATTTCAAAACACTTTTTGGCATCCTGGATTGCATTGCGGTACTTTTCAGGATCGGTGCACCCTGAACCTACATGGAATGAAATTCCAACAATCTTGATATCAAGAGCCACTGCAATTTCAAATATTTTTTCAACGTCACTCATATCGGCTCCAAATTTACACCCAAAGCGACATTTGCTCCCCGTGTCGTCAACTTTGATTCGCAGAATAAGCTTTGCGTATGGATGATACACCTTGATTTTATACAGTTCCTGATCGCTATCAAAAGTCATGAGATCAATGTCATTTGCCCGAGCATACTTTAGCTGTGAAATCATCTTGACCGGATTTGCAAAGACGATCCGAGACGAATCGTCTTCTGTGACATTCATGACTGCAGCAATTTCATTCTTTGACGCACAGTCAAAGTTTACATCGAGGCTTGCAAGAACTTTTAGAATCAATGTATTGGGATTGCATTTTACTGCATAGAATGGCTTTACATCAGGCAAAAACTCATTCCACTTTTGAACCTGTCGAATCACCTTTCCAATGTCAACCAAAAAGAAAGCCTCCTCCGAAACATTTCCTTCAAGAGTACTGTTTATGATTGAAACAATATCATCCTCATCGGCCCTAAAAAGCTTCACATTGTACTCTTGAAGAAGCGCCACATCCTCCATACTTGATAAAATTATAATCATTACTCTTAAGTAAATGAACAACTGTGGACAGTTGGGCTGTAACACCCCTGGAAATTGCATACATCAGATTCATGTAGATACATCTTCAAAGAGCGTGGCGACTGCAAACCCTTTTGATTGTACAGTTCTCTTGAATCATGTTCATCGAAATATAAGAAAGGTGGCTCTCAAAAATGTCCAGATGCCAATCGGATTTTACAACATAAGAAGTCCCTACAACTCCTTCACAATCAATAGCAACGCGTACACCGTGAATCCTGGAAATTACAACCTGGGCACTTTGGTGAATACTTTAAATGGGTTGGTTACCCCGTCGGTTGGTTCCTTTTCAGTATCCGGTCTCACCAATACATTCCAGTATACACCGGCTCAAGGTGGGTCGGTTCCCCTTTCCGGAACCCTGATGAATCTTTTGGGGTTTACAAGCGGACAATCCGGTGTGGCTCAAAACTCATACATTATAAACTTTGACACATACGTATATCTGTACTTTCCAGATTTTGGCACCTCTTCCAAAGAGAATACTCTTGGAACTTTCAAGATACCAATCAATGTAAGTTCCGGTGCCATTTTACAATGGTCTGAGAATATCCAAAATGAACAATACGTAATCGCAACCGACCAATCCAAATTTATAGACCGAATCATAGTGAGAGTCATAGATCGTTACGGGAATGTTTTAAATAATAACGGAATCGATTGGTCATTTACTCTCGAGGTACAGAGTGATGCTTGAATTAAATTGTTGGGCTACTAATAATGAATATAGACGGTTCACTGGGAAACAAATATCAGGGACCTCAGATAACCAGACCGTTTGATTTCGGAACCGACGCGATTGAAAAAACTCGCGTTTCACAAGGTCAATCACTCATCGATGCAGATTTTGAATATGGTCTCCAGGCAACCAAATGGCAAACATATGCCGATATTCGTAGAAATCCAAGTTTTTTTGAAGTTCCGGGAACCGATTACGGGTTTACTCTGGGAAATACAACAATCGTGAGCGACGCCGGATCACCTTCAACAATAACTGTGAGTAATATTTTTACTCAATCGGGGCTACCGATTTTGGGTACACCCATATCGATCCAGGGTTTAGGAAACAACACAAACGATTATGACAAGGCTCAGGGATTTTTTGTAATCACCAGCATTCTTTCAACCGGGTCATTCACTCCAACTGCCAACTCACAGAGTGCTGGTACACTCACATTGAGTGGATTTTCTGGAGCACCATTCAATGGACCTGGATTTGTTGTGAATCTCATCGGGTTTGTTCCAAATTCTTTAAATGGTCAATACGTCACTGTGACTGGTACCAACTCTGCAACCTCTTTATCCATTTCTTCACCTGCGGTCACCATAACAACATATGGGTCTGTTCAATTTATCAATTTTCAATATCAAGCAAAGGGACAGGTTTCAAAAAGCGCAGGGACATCTCAATTTACAAATTATACAATCATACGAAAGGCGGGATTTTATTCAACTTCCAATGTGAGCCCAGCATATGGAAATCTAAAAATTCCCTTGTCTGCATCACCAACGTCAACCGGAAATGTGGTTACATTCACTACAACCAATAACCATGGGTTGATTGCCGGTACGCCGGTTGTATCCATAGGATGGGTTCCAACCGGATACAATGGAAGTTACATAATAGGGAGTACCCCAAGTCCAACCACATTTACTTATGTAACAGTTGGAACCAATCTTGGGTCAGTCACAACAACCGGAAATACGTATACTCAAACATATGCTTCATTTGTTCACAGACCATA